TTATGCTGGCGAATTTGCAGGCAAGTACATTTCTGCTGCTTTATTATCAGGTGTTACACTTGATAGAGGTGGTATTGAAATCAAACCAAATGTAAAGTTCAAAGAAGTAATCAAGAAAATTGCTACTGATGCTAACGTAATCAAAGACGCAACTTGTGATTTCACTGATACTGCAACTATTACATTAACTGAAAGAATCCTTCAACCAGAAGAGTTCCAAGTAAACCTAGAGCTTTGTAAGAAAGACTTTAGAAGTGACTGGGAAGCTGTACAAATGGGATACTCTGCTTTTGACAACCTACCTCCAAAATTCTCTGACTACTTAATTGGTCACGTTTCTGGATTAGTTGCTGAAAAAACAGAAAACAACATCTGGAAAGGTGTTAACGGAAACGCTGGTGAATTCGATGGATTTACAACTTTATTAGCTGCTGATGGTGACGTTATTGACGTTGCTGCTGCAACTGTAACATCTTCAAATGTTATTGCTCAACTAGGAGCTATTGTTGATGCTATTCCTTCTTCACTATACGGAAAAGAAGATTTATACATCTATGTATCTCAAAACATCGCTAGAGCTTATGTAAGAGCTTTAGGAGGGTTTGGAATCTTAGAAAATGCTGCTGGAACTGAAAACGTATCTAGCATTGGAGCAAACGGTGTGTCTAATCAAGGTACTATGTGGTGGCAAAATGGAGCATTATCTTTTGATGGTGTAAAATTATTTGTTGCTAACGGACTTGCTGACAACAGAGCTGTTGCTGCTCAAAAATCTAACTTATTCTTCGGAACAGGTCTTTTATCTGACCACAACGAAGTTAAGTTAATCGATATGGCTGACCTAGATGGTTCTCAAAACGTAAGAGTTGTTATGAGATTTACTGCTGGTGTTCAGTATGGAATAGGGTCTGACATTGTACTATATTCTTAATAAATTAAATTAACCAAAAATTAGGGTAGGTGGGTAAATGCCTACTTACCCTTTTTTATAAAAAATAATAAACTATGGCTTGTGGACTAAATATAGGTAGAAAAGAACCTTGTAAAGATGTAGTTGGTGGTATAAAAAATATATATTTTGTTGACTTTGGTGATTTGGGAACTGTTAGTGAAACAGATGACGAAGTTACTAATATGACAGGAGACGGCAGTAACAATTTAACAGCATATAAGTATGAAGTTAAAGGAAACTCGTCTTTTGAACAAAATATTACATCATCAAGAGAAAATGGAACTACATTCTTTGAACAAACATTAAATTTAACACTACATAAACTTTCTAAAGAAGACAATAAAGAATTAAAATTGTTAGCTTACGGAAGACCTCATGTTGCTGTTGAAGATTATAATGGAAATGTATTTTTAATGGGATTAGAGCATGGAGCTGATGTTTCTGGTGGAACAGTTGTTACTGGAGCTGCTATGGGAGATTTAAGCGGATATACTTTAACTTTAAGTGGCATGGAAAGAAAACCAGCTAACTTTATGAGTGTTGATAGCACTTCTGCTACATTCCCATTCAGTGAATTTGCTGGATTAACTGGAACTGTAACTATTACGGAAGGTACTAATTTATAATAACTAAATTTAATTGGGTTAAATTAAGGGATGCTTCGGTATCCCTTTTTTTATGAAAACAAATTAGCAATTATTTGTTACTTATAATATGGTAGTATTAACAACATCAACAGGTGCTCAGAGTTTTAAGGTAATTCCTAGAAGTGCACAAAGCTCAGTTACGTTTGAACTAACTGATAAATCTAAAAGAACTACAAGTACTGTTAGTGTTTCTGTAACTAATTCAAATGGGTATATGACTGTTGCAGGTAGTTTTTCATTAGTAGAAGGTAGATTTTATTCATTTGCAATTAAAAATGGTGCTGTAATTATATATAGAGGCTCTATTTTTTGCACAGACCAAACTAATTTTAATACCTTTGATGTACACTCTGGAGAATACACTACAGAAAACACATACGATAACGATTTTGTAATAATATGAGAAAAGTAAATAAAATGGCAAAAAAAAGATATAATAGTAAACCGTTGCCAAAAGCAGAAAAAGGAAAGATACATATAGTTAATATGTCATCTTATACACGACCTGAAATCAAAGAACAATACAATAGAGATTGGGTAGAATACGGAGACGATAACAACTATTTTAATTATTTAATAAATAGATATAATGGAAGCCCTACAAATAATGCTGCTATAAATGGTATTGCTGAAATGATATATGGCAAAGGGTTAGACGCAGTTGATAGTAAAGAAAATGAAAAGGAATATAAAGAGATGAAGGAACTCTTTACTAAAGACTGTATGAAAAAAATATGCTATGACTATAAAATGATGGGTCAAGCTGCACTTCAAATAATCTATTCTAAGGACAGAAAAAAGATTGTGCAAGTAGAACATATACCTGTAGAGACGTTAAGGGCAGAGAAAGCAAATAACAAAGGTCAAATACAAGGCTATTACTATGCAAAAGATTGGTCAGAGATTACATCTAAGTTAAGTCCTAAAAGAATACCTGCTTTTAGCACAAGTAATGCAGGATTAGAAATATTATATATTAAACCTTATAGAGCTGGGTTTTATTATTATTCACCAGTAGATTATCAAGGAGGTTTACAGTATGCCGAATTAGAAGAAGAGATAGCTAATTATCATATAAATAATATACAAAATGGACTTGCACCAAGTATGCTTATAAACTTTAACAATGGCGTTCCTACAGAAGAGCAAAGAAGTTTGATTGAGCAAAACATACAAGAAAAGTTTAGTGGGTCTTCTAATGCTGGTAGATTTATATTGGCATTTAATGATAGCAAAGAACTGTCTGCAAGTATTGAGCCAGTTATACTAAGTGATGCACATGAGCAATATAAGTTTCTTAGCGATGAATCTATGAGAAAGGTAATGGTATCACACAGAATTGTATCGCCTATGCTTGTAGGTATAAAAGACAATACTGGTTTAGGTAATAATGCTGAAGAATTACAAACAGCATCTTTACTTATGGACAATACGGTTATTAGACCAATGCAAGTTACCATACTAGATGAACTAGAAAAAGTATTGATGTACAATGGAATTGAATTAGATATATACTTTAAAACATTACAACCTTTAGAATTTACTGATTTAACAAATGCTATCACAGATGCAGAGATAGAAAAAGAAACAGGAATAAAAAAGGAAGATAGTGAAGAAATAGAAGAACAAATAAATATAGAAGAATAATGGCAACAGCACTATTTATAAAAAGGTCAGATTTAGTTAAAAATACTGCATTAAATTCAAATGTAGATACAGATAAATTTATACAGTTTATTAGTTTGGCACAAGAAATTCATGTACAAAATTATTTAGGCACAGATTTATACGATAAAATAAGTTCTGATATAATAGCAGGAAGTTTAAGTGGAGATTACTTAGCTTTAGTTAATGACTATATACAACCAATGCTTATACACTTTGCTATGGTAGAATACTTGCCATTTGCAGCTTATTCTATATCAAATGGTGGGGTATATAAACATAATTCTGAAAACAGTCAGATAGCAAATAAAGAAGAGGTAGATTTCTTAATTCAAAAGGAGAGAGATTTTGCTGAGTATTATGCTCAAAGATTTATAGATTACATGACTTATAATGCACCATCTAAATTTGATGAGTATTATAGTAATTCTAATCAAGATATTTACCCAGACAAAGATACAGGATTTCACGGATGGGTATTATAAAAAAGAACTACAAACCTAAAGAGGTTAACGTAAAAAAATTATTAACTTATTTAAAAAAGAAAGATAATGGCAAACACAATAAATTGGGCAGAGATATACTGTAGCACTAATTTTGGCGATACAGCAAACGAGAGTACTTTACATATTGATTCACAACCAACTTGTTTTGAATAATGGCTACACTTTCAGGAAATAAAATAAAAGACACTTATCAGTCGCTTGTAAAGTTCACTGATAACGGAAATATAACAGTTGGTGCTAAGCAATTAACTGATGGTTTTGGTAATAATTCTCCTTTATATCTCTCAACAACTCAAGTAGGAATAGGAGTAACACCAGAGTCAGGATTAAATCTACACGTTTATGGAGACGCTAAAATAGGTAGCAATCTAACAGTTATTGGAAACTTAGTAGTTGAAGGAAGCACTACAACAGTAGGAACAGATACATTAACAGTAAAAGACCCTTTAATTGTATTGGCAAATAATAATACTTCTACAGATGCAGTTGATATAGGGTTTTATGGCAAATACACTCCTTCAGGTACTACACTATACTCAGGACTGTTTAGAGAAGCTTTAACAGGCAAATACAGATTATTTAAAGACTTACAAGTTGAACCTACTACAACAGTAAATACAAGTGGAACGGGTTATGCTCAAGCTACTTTAATTGCTGCCTTAGAAGGAAACGTAACAGGAAATGTTACTGGTAATCTGACGGGTAATGTTACAGGAGGAACAATATCAGGTACTACAGGAACATTTGGTGGAGATGTAGAGGTTAATGGTGGAGACTTGTCTATTACTTCTTCTACAGGATTAGCAAGTGTTGAACTTGGTGGAGCTTCAGGTGGTTATATAGACATTAAAGCACCTGAAAGCGATGATTATGATATGAGATTTATTGTTAGTCAAGGTGGTAATGAAATAACTACTGCAAGTGGTGATTTAAAAATAAATACAGCAAACACATTAGCATTAACGATAGACACTTCACAAGATGCTACTTTTGCAGGAGGTGTAAGTGCTACAACAGGAACTTTTTCAGGTCAAGTAACTATTCCAGAAACTCCTACAGCAGATACTCACGCAGCTTCTAAAGGATATGTAGATGCAGCAGTAGAAGGACAAGATACATTAGCTGAAATACTTGCAATAGGGAACACTACAGGAGGAACAGACATAGCTATAACAGCAGGAGACAAGATAACTAATTTTACATCTACAGGTATTGATGATAATGCTGCTTCTACAGCAATAACAATAGACAGTTCACAAGATGTAACATTCGCAAGTGACATTAGTTTTGCAGACGACAATAAAATTTTGTTAGGAGATGGAGATGATGTAGAAATGTATTGGGATAGCAATGGAGCATTTGTAATAGATGTAGCTCCTTTGCAACAAGGTATACTCATAGTAAGCAATACACTTCGTGCAAGTAGTGGAACTTTTACATATATAGATTTTAACCAAGCAGAACTTGAGTTCTTTTCGTTAGGAAATGAAAAATTTAAAGTTCATCAAACAGGTGTAACTGTTACTGGAGTAGCAAGTATTACTGGTAATACTACCATAGGAGGTGATTTAGCAGTAGACACAGATACTTTATTTGTAGATGTTTCAGAAGATTCTGTTGGCATTGGTTTGACTAATCCTAGTGACTATTCTGCTGATGAATTAGTTATAAGTGTGCCTGATGATAGTGGAATGACTTTAGTTAGTGGAACTACAGATACAGCTTATATAAGATTTGCAGATGGTACTGCGGCAGCAGACCAAGCAAACTTTATTTCACACGACCACGATACAAATACTTTAACTGTTTTTTCACAAGCTAAAGTTTCTATAGGAATACTAGAAGCTGAAGTTGCATACTTTACAGATACCGCTTTTTATGTAGATAAACCTACAACTATTGATGATACTTTGACTGTTGATGGAAAAATAGCAATTGATACTAATATACCTAAGGGAAAATTAGATATAACAGGTAATTCTGGTTTAATTTCAAGTAGTTTAGGTCAAGCTAATCTATCTAGTATAAACTTAAGAGTAACAAATACTGTAAACCGACAGGGACAAATTGTTTGGAGTTCTGACATTCCATCTTTTACTTTTGGTTTAGGAGCTATTGGTATGGTTATGACAACCGCAGGTACTGGAACAAATACAGGTACAGCAGATATGATTTTTTCAACAAAATCAGGCACATCTGATGCAGCAAGTACAGAAAGAATGCGTATAGACAGTTCAGGAAACGTAACAGTAAACAGCGGAAATGTCCAACTTGCGGACTCTAATAAAAGAATAACAGTAGATGGTTCTGATATTCGTATATGGCAAAGAAGTGCTGCTAATATTCAATTCTTGACAAATGATTTAGAAAGAATGCGTATTGATAGTTCTGGCCAAGTGCAAGTAAAAGCTACTAGCGGCGGAGATTTATTATTGTATAGTACAGATACGTCTCTAGGTTCTAATCAATTAATAGGTAGGTTAGGTTTTTATAAATCTGATGCAAGTGGTTCTGGTGTAGGAGTATCGAGTTCAATACAGGTGCGTTCTGATAGTAGCATTGGTGCAAATTCATATATGTCATTTCATACAGATGGTGGTTCAGGACAACAAGAAGCAGAAAGAATGCGTATAGACAGGACAGGAAATGTAGGAATTGGAACTACATCGCCTGACTTTGCTTTAGATATTGAAGGATTGGATAGTGGGGTTCAATTACAAATAGGTAGAACTAATACAAGTGCAGGTTCTACTTGGATGGGTTCTGATTCAAATGGATTTCATTTAGGTGTAGGTGCTTATGGTTCTGGAAATTCTGTTACTGACCCTAATGGTTTTACTGTTGACACTTCAGGAAACGTAGGAATTGGTACTACTTCGCTTGGAAGAGGTTTAACTATTGATAAATCTAATGAGTTTGCATCGCTAGAAATAATAAAAAATAATACTGGTAATCAAATTGCTTATTTAGGGACGGGTTCAAGCGGGGCATCAGACCTTGGTATTCTACAACTTAAAGACAGTAATACTATAGCTGTTCAAATATATTCAGGTGGAGATTCTTGGTTTAACGGAGGAAACGTAGGAATTGGGACTACTCCAAAGGCTTGGGCAACTGCAGGCGGAACTAAAGCCTTGCAAATTTCTACAAGAACTGCTTTGTGGGAAGCCTATAATGGAACATACCTATCTAATAATATGTATTATGATGGTAGTGAAAAATACATAGAATCAGATGAGGCTGCACAAATATCTCTTGGTGGAGATGGTACAATATATTTTCGAAATGCTGTAAGTGGTACTGCGGATGCAGCACTTACTTGGAACGAAAGAATGCGTATAACATCTGGGGGGGATGTTGAAATTACTGGAGGATATAGTTCTTCTCAATCGTTTCAAAGTACTGGTTCATTAAGGGTCTCAAGTAATAGTACAGCAACTAGTGGTAATGTAGCTTTAGAATTAATGAATGATGCTACTGGAACAAGATATTTAGCGACTTTTACAAATTTAAATGGTGTGGTAGGTTCTATTAGTACATATTCTTCTGCAACTTCTTATAACACATCATCAGATTACAGATTAAAAGAAAACGTAGTTTCAATGACTGGTGCTTTAGATAGGGTAAGTCAATTAAAACCTAGTAGATTTAATTTTATAGCAGATGCAGATAAAACAGTAGATGGATTCTTAGCTCACGAAGTACAAGAAATAGTGCCTGAAGCTATTACAGGAGAAAAAGATGCTATGCGTACTGAAGAATACGAAGTAACTCCTGCTGTTTATGAAGACGTTGTTCATCCTGCTGAAGAAGCAGTTTATGAAACTATAGAGCATCCTGCTGTTGAAGAAGAATTAGATGATGAAGGAAACATAATTGTAGAGGGTAAAGAAGCATATACTGAAGAAGTCCTTGTAACAGAAGCTAAAGAAGAATGGACTGAAAAAGTATTAGTATCTGAAAAGGTAATGGGTACAAGAGAAGTGCCAGATTATCAAGGTATCGACCAATCAAAGTTAGTGCCATTATTAGTAGGTGCTATACAAGAACAACAACAACTAATCAATGATTTAAAAAGTAGAATAGAAACACTTGAGAATAATTAATATATTTGTAATATAACTATAAATTTAATAAAATGTCAAAAATTAGTAAAGAAGAATTAGAATCATTATTAGAGTCAGAAAAGAAAGTTTCTGCTATTAAACACGACTTAGGTACACTAGATGAGCAAAAGCATAATCTATTACACGCTTTAGGTCAAGTTAGAGAAGAATCTAACAAAGTAAAGAAAGAACTAGAAGACAAGTATGGTAAAATAAATATCAACTTGCAAGATGGTTCTTATGAGGAAATAAAAGAAGATAAAGAATAACGCTATGGATTTTGCAGATATGAAGATATACCTTATAAACTCAATGGCTTTTCTAGTATCATTAACTGAGGTTGAGGTATGGTTAAAAATTATACTTCTAATCTGCACGATAGTATATACTATTCAAAAAACTAAGAAACTATGAGTGAATTAAGCGAAGACAGTAAATTTGAAATTAGTATAAAGACACTTATTGCTATAGGGGTGGGGTTATCTACCCTTATAGGAATGTGGTTTGCATTACAGGCAGACATAGAAGAAGCTAAAAAGCTACCAGAACCTGAGATTTCAAGAACAGAGTATGATTTAAAAGACAAACTTGTAAGAGAGACAATAATGAATACTGGTAAAAAAGTAGAAGAAAACTCAGATGCGTTAAAGAAAATAGACGATAAGTTATTTGAAATAATTAGTAAATGAAAAAATTAATATTATGTGCGATATGTGTATTGGTTGCGGTCTCTGTATATAGTCAAGACGTAACAGTTCTGCAAATAAATGCAGAATGGAATAAAAAGAATAATTACGATTTAAGTGATATTACAGGTGCTACTGTTAAGTTTAGTTACTTAAAAGACCAGCCTAGAGATGTTCAGAACTCTATTATG